TTTGCTCTACCAAGTTTCAATGTTAATACTCTAAATGTTGATTTGACAATTTGACTTCTTGTCATATCTCTTGTTTCTTTACCTGCGGCTGTATCTTCCATTTCTTTTGTAGTCGATAACATACCTAGACTATCTAATACAAACATTAAAGGTTTTCTAACTTTCTCTGTTTGTTCCATATATTTGTCTAAAATCTTTATTGATTGATTTCTAAATTCTTGTACTGTCGCAACTGGAACTATTACCATTCTTGTCGAATCAATGCCTCTAGCCTCAATCATTTGTTTTGAGATAGCACTTTCTGATTCAAAGTAAATAATACCTGCATCAGGATCCTTATCTAAAAATGCTTTACATATACCTAATGCGAAAAATGTTTTACCTGTTGCGGCTTCACCAGCGATTGCTGTGATCTTATTACTTGGCATACCACCATAGATAGTACCAGATAATAATGCGTTGAATGCATAAGAACCAGTGTCTATAAAACTTGTTACATCAGCACTATCAATTCCATCACTTACTAAACCAGCATATTCATTACCAGTTTCTTTAATTATATCTTTTAAAAAATCACTCATTCCATAACTCCTATAAATTTATGTTCTTATTATATATCATTCTACTTAAAATGTCAACCCTTAAAATCAGCATCTTTGTCCATTTCTTTATCATAATATAATTTAGGTAAGTGTGCTTTACCCTCACCCTCTAATCTTAATGTAGGATCCTTTGGTACATAACCTTTTCTAGGTTCTTCATAGTCTTCAGGTTGTACTCTTGTCCATAATGTTTCTTTTAACTTATCTAACGATACCGTACCAAAGTCATTGTAAACTCTATTTTGAAATCTATCAGCCATATGAAAGATTAACTCTTTGTTATATGCTATCTTACGTTGATAATCGTAATACTCTTTTAGTTCTTCATACTTCGCTTTTGGTATCGCCATAGAAATATTTATTATTTCTTTAAAGCAACAATACCTACAAAGTTAAAGTTCTGCCAAAAAGTATGTAATTCAAAACCAGCACCTTCAACCATTTTATACAACTCTGATTGTGTATTTGGTTTCATCATGTGTCTTAGCTGTACTTCTTTGTCAAGTATTTCTTTATCAGAGAAATGTTGTCTTTTATAATCGTAAAACATAAAAGTCATCATGTCTTGTACCCTTGGATTAGAACTAAACGTTTTTTCTGAAAATATAAACGCACCACCTGTATTAAGACCTTTGTAAATTTTATTGATTACCTCTTGCCTATCTTTAGGTGACATGAACTGTAAAGTAAATATAGAAGTAACTAAAGAGCAGTTTTGAAAATCAAACTCTCTAACATCACCTCTAAAATAATTTAATTGATGATACTTTTCCTCGTCATGTGGATAGTCACCAAAAAAATCTTCTTCTAGTTCTATACCAGTGTATTGTGCTTGTGGTATAGTCTTACCATTTTGTTCTATCATACCTTTTAAAAGTTTTCCACTGGAACAACCCATATCAACCACTTGTGTATAATCTTCTACAAAATACTTTGATAGGTTAAGTATATCACCCCATAAGTGGCTATACCCTCGAACAGATGTATCTATATGATTATCGAAGCCTTCTTTGCTTGTAGCAAAAGTAAATTTAGTCATTATTAATCTCCTTATATGGTTTTAACACTTTATTATAAACACTTTCAGCAAGTGCTTTCATCATCAACGGTGGTACCATACGACCGATCCTTTCCGATTGTTGTTTATGTACACCTGTTAATTTAAAGTCTTCAGGTAATGACATAATTCTTTTTAGTTCTTTGATAGTAAACTTTCTATCTTCTAATGGGTGACAAGTACCAGCAATACCAGCAAGATTGCCCATTGCAGTAATTGTTGGACAAGGTTTTCTTAAACTACTTCTTTTTAAATTAAAGTGATGACCTTTCGCATGATAATCCATACCAGTTAATACTTTGTCAGGATCCTTTGGCATTTTCATTAATGTTTTACCAACAGCTCTTTCTGGACTAATTTTATCAATTAAATAATCCAATTCTTCTTTATCTTCATTCACTACATCATTAATGGCTTCACCAAGTGTAGTTCTAAAATCATTTTTATCAGGATACAATTGATACATAGTCATAAAGTTTATACCAACTTTCTCAGCAACATCTTCTCTTACACCTATGAAGAAACATCTTTTACGAGATTGTGGTACACCAAAGTAACTTGAATCTAATACATTAGCAACTATAAGATAACCTATATCTTCAAATGTATTTTGTATCTTATGAAAATACTCTTTCGCCTCACCCATTGTTAAGCCTTCTACATTCTCACCAATAATAACTTTTGGTTTAATTTCTTTTGCCACTCTTAAAAATTCAAAAAACAAATCTTCTACATTCTCTACACCTTTAATATCTGAATATTGTTTCTTTTTACCAAACGCATCTGCGTGAGTTCTACCTTCACCATGAGATACTGAACCTGCCATACTGAACGCTGAACAAGGTGGAGAACCATCTAATAAGTCTAGTTCACCTGGTTTCATATTAATTTTTTCTAAAAAATCTTTACCTGTTAATTTTTTAATGTCACCTGGAATAATAAGTGTATCTGGATAATTTTCTCTGTAAGTATTTTGTGCTTCCGGTACAAACTCATTAACTGCTAGTATCTTACCACCAGCCAATCTGTAACCTGTTGATGAACCACCGCCTCCAGCGAAAGTTGATAGTACATTAAACAATGCTTTTTTCTCACTATCTAATGTTTCTTTTACTGTGTATCTTTTATAATTATTCATTTATACCTATTAGTATATCATACTTTGCCATGTTTGTCAACCTCATTTCCCCAACTATCCCAATTATCTCGTTTATTACGAGCAAACAGTTCTACATATGGACCACTTAACATACTCTCTATGTGGTTGTATATAATATCTGGTTTTCTACTATGTTCTCTACGTTCAGATACTACCAATTGTGGTGTACTCATATTTAGCCTCTTTGGTTTACCCTTTGTTGCTAATAAACACATTTCAGGATTTGATCTAGTCCAGTATCCTAAACCTGTAAAAAATCCCATACTCTTACGATTCGTTTTTGCCCAAGTAAATCCAACTGTCTTATATTTAAAACCCCATGCATCTATAATTTTAAATGCTTGATCTAATAGAGGATCAACCACCCACATCAAAAGGACTGCATTGTCGTCAGCGATAGATTTAACAGGTAGATTAGCAATGTCATTAATAGACATGCAAGGATAATGCTGGGTAGCGTTCCTACCTTCACCCTTTTTACTATAGCTTTTAAAGTACCACGGTGGATCCGCATATATTACTCCATATTTGTTAGTTGTATTAAATTCCATAAGTCATTAAAGCATACTTTAATACTATCACAGTTATTATAAATCTAGGTATAGACCAGTTAGTTTTTAAAGCAAATATCCCACCAGTGGCAAATCCCCAATGGATACAAACTATTAGTATGAATAGACTAGTCAAAGAACGCCTCCAAACTTGCTGTCTTCTCGTACTCCCAACCAATAGAATTAAGTATAAAACTCATAGGGTCTAAAAATGTTTTTTGAAACATTAAGTCATAATCAATGTATTCTTGTAAAGCAAACTCTGTTGGAAGTTTAGTTACATAACTTATCACATCAAACTTAAATGGATTAGCTTCTTTTAGTTTTAGAAATTTAATCTTATCGCCTTCTTGTATTATTGGATACTTTCTATGTAATTTTCTTTGTTGTAACTGTTGATTATATATTAAAGCACCTTTAACATGAATAGGTGTACCTTTAATGAATATGTTACTACTGTGTTTATATTTTTTTAAATTATTACAAGACCTTGGAAAAGATATTTGTTCTGCTGTCATTTGATAAAACTCTTGCTTAAAGTCAGCAACAAATGCTTGTAGTTCATCTTCTCCTTTAGTCATTATAAGTTTGATTGCTTGTTTAATCTTTCCTCTACAAACTTCAGGTGTTGATGACTTCACAGCTTCAATACCCATAATCTTTAGCTTAGGCTCATCAAAGGTAATACCTTCTTCATCTAATACATTTAAGATATATCTTTTTTTCGCTGTCCATATACCTTTGTCGGCTATTACTTCTCGTTTCATTACCATTTTTTGTTTAATAGCATTTGTGTAGTCAGCAAGTTCATTGAAACACTTATCAATAAATGGTTCAATCCTACTACTAACAACTTTATTTAAGAACTTTAATGTATCAGCTTTTGACCTATCTTTATAAGTTGCTTCAACTAGTTTATCTAAACATAAGTAAATTGAATCTGTATCTGACGCAACAATATAATCAACTTCGTTTGTTGACTTTAAAATCTTATTCATATATTCATTTACATTTTTTTGAATAAAACGAATTACGAATTGACCAGCTGATGTTATAGCAGTTGCTTGTCTTACATCATAATATCTAAAGTATTGATTACCAATAGCGCCATAAGCAGAGTTTAGAGCAATCTTCTTTGACCATTGTATGTTATGACAACGAGATATTTCTTTTAATAAAGATTTATCTTTTGTCTTTTGATATTCTTGTTTTGCTTGAAACTCTAAAGTCTTAAACTTAACCCTATCATTGTACATACTTTCCATAAGTCTAGGTAGAAACCCTGGACTATCTACTTTAAACTTAGCACCATTTGGTGTAATACAAGCACCTTCAGCTTTTAAATGTGTCAGCGGTGTCGCATGGTCTAACAATTTATCAACTGATATGCCTGATGGTTCTACTCCAATAATTTTTTCTGGAGAAATATTATATTGCATAATCAAATGTGGATATAGTGAGTTAATATCAAATGATACAATCCAATTATGCATACCTGTGATTGGGTCTTTTACATAAGCACCTTCGTACTTATCGTCTTTAATATTATCCTGTTTTGGAGGAATCATTATATTGTCTTTTTTCAAGTAATTGTAAATTAACATATCCCACATTCTTACTTGTGAAAATACATCTGTATAATTTACTTTAGCTTCATATGCCATAGTTAAGACTAGTTCAATTAGTTTTAGTTTATCTTCTAATCCATCAACTATCTCAACGTCTTGTATATTGTAATCTATAAATGATTGAAAGTCTTTTGTATACCAATCTCTAAATGTATCGTAAGGCATTTCATCTTTACCTTTACCGAGTTCTACTTTACCAATGTAATCTAATTTATAACTTTCTTGTTTTGTTGGAATAAATTTTTGATATAGGTCTAGGTAATCTAACATAGAAATACCAAAGATATTATAATGAGTTTGTGGTCTACCTCTTACAAACACGGTTTCTTTTTCAACGATATTCCAGGGTGAGAACTTTTTAAGTACCTTTTCATCTACTATATTTCTAATACGATTAAACAAGTAAGGTATATCAAAAAATTTAGTATTCCATCCAGTAATAACATCTGGATAATTTTTAGTCCAAAACTTCATAAACTCCATAATCAAACTTTTTTCATTCTTACATTTGATATAAGTTACATCTGAT